TACCCATTGCTGGCATTGATGCGGCAACTAAATTGTTTGCTGGTGCAACATTGGCTTCATCACCTTGTGATCCTGTGATGTACACTGCCTGACCTTTTGTGAGAGTTACACCTGAATCATTGTAAACACCTACACTGATAGCACCATCTAAATCACCTATGAATTCTTCTGTTGCAATAAAGTAATCAGCAGTTATATTACCAGTTGTTACAATACTGTTACTGCCAAAACCATTTTCTAAGAAGTTGGCAACATCTGCGTTACCATATGCACTTGCACTTGGATCTACCCATTCATAATCACTGCCTGACCAACGCAACAATTGATTTGTATTTGCAGTACCGGTATTTAAATGTACATCAATTTCTGCATCAACTCTGGCATCTGTATAGTATAAGTTAGTGCCTTCACTAATTATGCTGGTGTTAGCCGCTGTTGGTGAAAATATACCTGTACCATCTGCAATCAAGAAGTCATTTGCACTGCTTGTGCCTTGACCAAAGCCATAACCAAAAGAACCACCTATTTGGCTAATTTGTAAGTCATCAACTCTTGCACTGGTTATTGCAATAGGATCACCACCTACTGGTTGTAAATCATCTGTTTTGATTATACCACTGACTGTGAGGTTACCCACACTATCCAAATTGCCACTATAAGTTGGCAAATAAGCATCAACCAATGAATTAGCATAGTATAAATTTGTAGTACCTTCAGTTAGATCATCAGTTGTTTTTGTAGCAAAGTCACTGTTAAACAATGTGCTACTGTAATATTTGTTTGTTGCACCTTCTGTTAAATCATCTGTGGTTTTTGTAGCAAAACGTGTATCAAATCTACCGTCAGTATAGTATAAATTTGTGCTACCTTCAGTTAAATCATCTGTTGTTCTTGGTAATGTATATGTGCTAGTACCATCAAATATTTGCCATTTGTCTAATGTTTCATTCCATGTAATATGTGCATCAAAACTGCTTTGTGGTCTATTTGCAACTATGAATATGTCAGCATCAGTTGTGGCATTGGCATTTAGATAAATGCTTTGATCCCTCACATATAAATCTTCTACGTTTCTGTAATTTAAATTACCTGCTACTTCTACATTGCCCTGTACAGTAAGTTCACCATTTATTTGAGTGTTACCTTGAAGTGTAGGTATTGTTGCAGTAGTTATGTTTGCACTAGTAAAGGTTGCATGAGCGGCACTCATGTTTGCAGTAGTTACAATGTTAGCAGTAGCATCTAATCCATTGGATTCTATGTATGCTTGTACTTGTGCATTTGTTAAACTGCTGTCTGTTGCCCATCTAACTGTGCCATTACCATATGTTTTTAAAACTTGGTCTGCAGTACCATCTGTGTTAGGAAATGTAAATGCATCTGCAAATGTTGTTTTACCATCCCAATCAACATGTAACACTGTGCTGTTTGCATTACCATTTGTTACTTTAAGTGCTGTATCATAGTATAGTTCTCTACCAAATGGATTTATATCCATTGTGATACCACCACCTTCTCTGATAGCCATAGCAGGTAACACATTTAGTTGACCTGGTGTTGGATAACCGTATACACTTGTTTTAATAACCAACGCATTAGCACCAGCCGTAAAACTTTGACTGGTTGCAGGGCGTATAACCATACCACCTACACTGGTAATATGATTGGTACCATTTACATCATTACCAATATTCAAATTTGCGTTGCCAACAACAAAATCTAACAAATCTGTATTTCTTAATTGTACAGTTCTACTAGTGCCAGGATCAAGAACCATGACACTACTACCTTGCTTGTAAATATTACCTGTAATGTTAAGATGTGATGCTACATCTATGTTACTGCCAAAATCAGCAATACCTGTTATGTTTGATGTACCATCTACTAATATGTTTGAATTTACTGTTACATCAGTGTTAAATGTATCAATATTGCCACTACCACCTAATGATACTGTTTCACCATTGTATGTTACACTGTCAAATGCCAAGTCACTGTTTTGAACTATTGTACCTGTTTGTGTAATTAATGTTGCATAATAATCTATACCATCATAAAATACATTTATAGCATTCCAGTCACCATTACCAGTGCTTAAATCAGTATAACCATTAGTAAATTTCCAATTTGTCCAATTGGTTGGATATGTTGTGGTATCTAGTACAATACCGCCTGTTGCATCTTGTGTTAAAAATAATGTTGCACTACCACCTGCAGAAATATTGTCAAGTGTTATGCCTGTAACATCTCCATTTAATTCATATTGATGTACAGTACCTAAAGTTATGTTTGCACTGATGTTACCATTTTGAGCGCCGTTGTCTATAACAGTTTCTTGATATTTTACCAGTGTTAAATCATCTAATGTTTGTTCTAAGCCAATTACACCAGTTGCACTGTCATATGTTATAGGTGATGTATTTGATAAATGTGCTCTTACTTGTGTTGGTGCCGCCGCTATTCTGGCATTTGCTTCTGCTTGATTTGGACCAGTGTATGTAAATACACCAGTTGTATTATCATATGAAAATGATCCATCACCACCTGCATCTACAACACTTAGGTGTGCGGCAACTTCTGCTGTATTTGGACCAGTGTATGTGATTACACCAGTTACATTTGAATATGTTAAACTGCCATCACCACCTGTGTCTGTAACACTGATAGCATTTCTAATTGTGCTGTTACCTACTGCCGCTAATGGAGATACATTTACTACTAGGTCAGTACTGCCTACAGTTACATTTGTAGTGGATATATTAACATTGGAAATAATGTTGCCATCTTGTGACACATTGACAACACTTGGAGTAGCAGTTACACTTACGTTTACCTGAGATACGTTTGCTGTTACGTTAGCCATTTATATCTCCTTATAGTGCTACAAAGCCTGAATTTAGTGCTGGGTCCTCTGGATTTTTGCCTGATTGTGGATCAAATCTTTCTAACACTAACCATCTGTGCCTACGTGATTGTGCAGGTACATCATCTGTTTGCCACTGAAAAGAAACAACTGTACCTACCACATTAGCCCTTGCATCTGGTAAAACATTACCAGTATATCTATCACTTGGTATGGTAAAATTAACAATGCCGCTACTTGCACTTGTGTTGTTTACATAAGTTGCAGGATCTATAGTTGAATAGTTAGTAAAATAACCACTAACTGTGCTGTCTGCAAAATTAGGATCTCCTGTGACCCTGTCATATGTTAAACTTGAAATCATTAAACTTTGATAATCTGCTGTAAATTCATAACCACTTACATCACCATCAAAATTATAAGTGAAAGTTTGTTGATCAGTGGGGAACATTTCTATTACTTGAACATTGTCCGCGCCACCTATATAGTCTTTGAAACTGAGTAGTCTACCTGCCATTGTTAATCTCCATAAGGGCTAAAATCTACGCACTAAGGTGCTAGAAGTTATTAATAGTACTATTTATGCTATAAGCAAATTTTGTATATTTTTAGGGTGATGAATTGTTAACATAACCAGTAAAACCTAGTGCTCTACCAAATTCTGTATCTAGACCAGTACCTTCTACAGTAATTTTTGCAAAATAGGGTTGATCATATGTGTAAATATGTCCATACATTTGTACAGCACCTCTAGTATATGTTGGATTAGTTGGTATATAATTTTGATTTTTTGTATATGTTGGTCCACTTACATTTATAAATGCTTTGTCATCATTTAAACAATACACATTTCCATCTGGACCTGTTGTAGATCCAAATGTTCTACCTGCAGTGGTAGTTACAATTGATGCTGTATTACTGCTTACATCTATTTCATAAACATTACCTTGATAAGGAGCAGGTTCTGTTCCAAAATAACCTAAATATATGTTGCCATTTTTACCATTACTGATACCTTGACATTGCTGAGCACCAAACGTTATACCATAATTTTTATATTCTGCAGTATCATTACTAGGATCTATAACTAAAACATTTGCTTCACCATATGGTGCATGATAAATTTTATCATCTACAAAACTGCGTACAGCCGCTGGATGTCTAAATTGAATATTACCTGACATTACTCCAAAGGTTGTATTTACTGTAGGGCTAAAACCTACTGTATCAAGAATACAACAACTTTCACTGCCTACTGCATATATTTTGCCATTAGCATAAGTACTGGTTGTGTACCTTCCTTTAGAACCAGCACCTAAACTTCTATACACAAAAGTATTTGCTTCTGGATCTACTACTAATGCATCAGCACCACCAAATTGTGGGAACCAATATATTTTATTGTCTCCACCTAAACAACCAGTAGCAATGGTGTTAGCACTACTAATGCTTAATCCTGTTTCAATTTCTGTAACTGTTTGATTATCTACATCTAATTCTAATATTTTTGATCCTGTTAAACCACTAGGCGCCATATAAATTTTGCCATTAGGGTGTGCTACTGGTGTTCTATATCTGTCATAATTAGATATACTGCTTAGATCAATATAATCATTGTCTAATGTTCTAGAACCAGTTAACTGATATGTAGAAATATTATTGCTTACATCTGAAGCAGTTATCTCTCTCCAATCTACAAAAGGATATGTTAAATTAGCAGTAGAATCTAAAATATTATTGCTTTCTGATGAACCTCTTTTGGCATTCATATTGAATGTTAATGTTTCTGTATTTGATGGTCTGATAACAGTTTTAGACAAACTTGCTAAACCCAATGTATTTGTGGTAATTGTGCCTGTCAAAGTGTTGTCAGTAAAATCACTGCTTTCTATATCACCTTCTATGCTGTAATAAAAAAATGTATTACCTATGTTTGTGGTAAAATCATATGTAATATCTAATTGATCTTGTGTTTGACTTACATTCACAGTGAGTGCTTGTCCTGTGCCTGTACCTGCATTCAATTTTTGTTTGTTTATTGCAAATTTACTACTACCTAATGGCATACTTGCTCCTTAAGGTTGCGTTGGCCAAGTTACATCACTGATGTTTGTGTAATCATCTGGATTTATGGCTCTAAGTGCTGTTCTATATGTTTGCCATTCTGCTTTTTTGGCATCACTAAGGTGTATATCTGGTACTTGTGTCCAATCTGAACTTTTTAACAAGTTATTTCTTTTAATTCTAATTTGATTAGGCACAGTTACTAACGTTGGTTGTTCTTTGCTGACCAATGTCATTGTGTCTAGATCAATTTTCTGTTTATTTTTGTCAAACACAAAGCCCACTTGTGCTTCAGGCACACAACTCATATTGAATTGTGCATTTTTACCACATTGGTATTCTGCCTGTTTGTGATCCATTTTCTTTACACTGTATATCTCACCTGTAACTGTATTATAAAATATATGTTTCATAGTTCACCTAAAATAATTGAAGATAATCATCACCTTTTGTAATACGTTTGTCATGGTTTGTCACACTAGCACCTCTTACACCAACATTTGTTAAATTACTGTTAGCATAATGCACAACATTTAAATTGTTTGCTAGATAAGCCTTTGTGGCACTTGCTGGTGGTAAACCTAAACTCACTGCCAATGCACTACCTCTTTCTCTGCTGATTTCATATTCAAAGTTATCTGATATGTTTGTTGGTGGTGCTTCACTACTAAATTGTGTGTAAAAACCGTTACCACTAAATGTTTCATATATGTCACTGTTTGCACTAGGTGTCCATTTTCCTGTGGTAGCATCAATGTCATATTCTTTGTATTCTACTTCTCTTTCTGCCGCATAAGCAAGTGTACCATTTGTTTGAGCACCTCCAAAAGGTATAAAGTTATTGGTTGCTGTAAATATGCCTTCATTAATACCACCCAATGATATACTTGTTACTGGCACAATAATACTGTTAGCATCACCTAAGTCAATGTTACCCACAAAAGTGTCTGCGTTTGCCATAGCCAAGTTAGCGGCTGACTCTTCTTCCTGTACACCTGTTTGTACAGCACCAAATGTTTGTGCACCACCTTTGTATGTGATTGGTATACTTGGTACAGTTGATATTGCTGTTTGGTTACCTATATCATTACCAAACCAAATATCCAAGTCAAATTCAAACTCTGGTATGATTGGTGTAATAGGATTAGTTGGATCTATTGTAGGTGGTTCAGGTATTGGTATAGGTACTGTGACATTTCCTCCTGGAGGGAAAGTAGCATTGCCATCTGGTGGTACATGATCTACACATATATGTCCAAAGTCTACGTTTGCTGGCAGTGTGCCTGCAATTTTCATGTTGTATAAATTTGTACATATGGTTGTGATATCAGGAATCTCAGGTATTGTGATTGGCACGTTGATAATTGGTCCACCTGGTGGTGTAAATGGTGGATACACAACATTTGAATCAGGTATATTTACATTACCTACAATATTGCCTGTATCATCAATAACGTTTGCATTGCCTCCTAAAGGATCATCTATAACAATAATATTACCATTAATAATGTTTGAAATATTACCATAATCAACATTGCCCCATATGCCTGTCCACCAGCCTCCAATACCGCTTAGTCCTGGTTCACCTCTTTGTGTAACAATGTTATGATCATATATGCTGTCTAGATATTCTAAAAGTATAACATTTACTGATAATGCACCTTCTGATGATTCTTTTTCAGTGATTTTCATACATCTAAACAATTTATCTGTAAAGCCATATTGGCTGTTGGTTACTTTAACAACATCACCAACATCTACTTGTATTGCACTATAATCTGCATCAAATTCTAACACTGTGCTGTTTCTACTTTGACGCAGATCAATGTTTGCTAAATTTTCTGCTCTGGTATTGTCATTGATTAAATCAAATCTGGTAGTCAATGGATTGTCTGGTTCATTGGTATTTCTATCACCTGCAGGTGTACTTACTATAACTGTATCTGTTTGGTCTTTTTTAACCACTGCAGGATATTCTGCTTCAATGCTGTTGTATAAACTGTATAATTCTGTAGTACTTAATGTTAATGTGCTAATTATGTTGTCATCATTAAATTGAAATGCCGCACTTTTCTCACCTGTTGTGGCCGCTCTGTTTGGCACAACTTTAAACTTACCACCTTTAGGATCATAGGTAAAATATGTTGCAGAGTTTTGACAAATTCTATCAATGTTGTCTTTGACATTTTGATATGTTGACAACATACCATCAATTTGCCATCTACTATGTTGTAGTGTTACATTAGCACTGGTGTTATAATCAACTTGAGTGTTAGCATAATCATACATGTCATTGAAACTGGTTAAGTCTAAATCACCACTGCTTATTCCTGCACCATATCTGCTGTTTTGCAAATAATCTAACAACACATTAGCAGGATTTGTTAAACTGTTAGAAATATCAAAACTCCAACTGCCAATACCTGTTAAATTGTTTTCTGGATCATAGTCTACTTCAATAACAGCATACACAAGATCATCATAATTTGTATTTGCTGTGATTGTGCTACAAAGTGTTTGTGCCGCTACTTTAACACCTAGTTCTGGGAATATTTGGTTAGCACTGCTTTGTGCATTACCGGCATATACTCTACAACGTAACTTGTTTGCAACATTATTAGTACTTGTGGCATTTGTATCTGTAATACTACTGACATTAGGTGATGTAGCACTGCCATATCCACCTGGGAAGTTTAGTGTGGCATCTCCCCTATAAATTTTATTAATTGAATAAGAACCAGTGTCTGTTTTTTCACCAATTACAGTTACATATACCATT